AATAAATTTTAAATAAATTTCAAACCTATTTATTTCACTGTCATCTATCGATTTAATTCTCTTAATAAGATTTTTAATTCTCAACCTCCTTCTAATTTCATTAAATGTAGCCAATCTAAAACACCTAAAGTTATTAATTGCTAATCTAACATCTAAAATATTACTTATCATAGAAAAAAAAGCAAAACCAGGATTTAATTTATTTTTCCTAAACAAACAACTCATAGCACTCTTTCTTATCATTATTGCCTGATCTACATTTCTTCCTAATTGATTATTATTTGATATAAGATCTAACAAATTTCCATATTTTTTAAATTTCATTGAAGTTTTCTTTAAGTTCTCTAAACCCATATGACCCTTACAAATTAACTCAACGATAATAAATTTATCTGGATAGGGTGAATCATCATCTGATAACTTTTTTAAAACCTTAACGCCTTTCCTTATCATACTCTTAAACTTACAATTAAAAAAAACCATTTCTTCATGAGTAGTTAAATTAATATATTTATCAACTCTTCTATACCACATTCTATCGCCAATTTGAGGTCTAATTAAATGATATCTGATAGTATAATTAGATCTTAAATTGTATAAATTAAACTCTTCGGGAAACGTATTATTTTTATAATCAAATACTTTTTGATGGAATGTATTATCATACATCAAATGATAAATCCAATTAGAACAATGTGCGTTATGTATGTTGTCTATAAAATGTGATATTAATAATACTTCATTATCTTCTGGTGTTCTAACATCATTTTCTGGGTTAACTATTCTAACCAATGACTCAAATAATGATCTAATTGGTCTTAAATTATTATTCCAATAAAATGATAAAAAACTAGGGCGATTTTGAAAGTTATAACTAAACCTATGTGTAGTACCTTCATTATGGTTAAAGCTAGTAAACAGCCCATCTGAATATTCGTACCTAATAGGTTTAAGTTTACTAGTGCCCTTTGATAAATAACTTCCAGGCTTATAAACTGGTCTAACAAAGCCAACTCTAAAAGTTTTTCTTGTCGATATGATAGCTTTTTTGTAAGATGAATCCATACCAAAAAAAATTCTAGAGAAATACGCAAATGATCTTTTAAATTTCCCCAACTCACACAGTTCACAATTAAAACCTATAATATGATCATCACCATATACATAAATTTTGTAATCATTTACCTTCATCCTCTTTAAATTTTCTTTAATAACAATATAATTAATGACAGAATCAATCAATGATGTCCATATAGAACCAGAAGGGACACCATTGGTAACCTTAATATACTTCTCTTCTCCTATATGATATAATTTTTCAACAATATTAGATTTAAAATATTTTTTAAAATTATTAATATAATTAGTATTTTGCTTTTCCCTACTAAAACAAAGGAACATGATATCAATAGCTCTATCCATCAAGAATGCAGGTATAGACTGATCAAATTTACTCCAATCGCCTGAATAAGTAAACTCAAACTTTTCTAATTCTAAACCAATTTTAATCCATTCATCAGAATGTTTTCTCATTCCAATGGCTACTGGGCCCTTTGCTATTCTAAACTTCATTTTTGCTAATTTAGATAATGGTTCCCATAGTGGCATTCCTATAAATTGTTCAAATTCAGAACAAACCGATATAGCTCTGCATATAGGTTGATTATTGACTGCTTTCTCTTCTAATTTACTTATTTCAATTAATTTAGGTCTAGAAGCAACTTCCCACAATTCAGTAGGTATTAACGTACTATTTGGATTAGAAATCCAATCATTATATAAATAAGAAAACATTTTAATAACAAAGATAGTTGATTCTTCTTTATTTTTAAAACCCATATGTTTTAACCATTTTCCACAGGTAGCTGAATAATTAATTTTAATATTGCAAATCACTTCTTCCAATGTTAATATATTTAAATCATAAGCACCAAATATCTCTAAATGCAACAAGCTAGTATGACATAAGAAATTATAATTTTTAATAACTGAATTATCTAAGTAACTTTCAATATAATTTAATTTATCCTGAGTAGAACCACCAGCTCTTCTATACTTTAAAGTTTTCCTTAACATTGAAATTGCTCCACCTCCTATAGCTAACAATGATTGAACAACAAATTTATTCCTTCTATATTTAACAGGTTTATTTCTTATTTCACAATTAGATGAAAAGTTTAAATACGCATGTGAATCAACAAATCTATGGAAAACTTTACCTCTAAAATTTAAGCTAACATCATAAATTGCTTTAGATTTCTTATCCCTTGTTATCTTTGTATAGTGTTTATATTTCTTATTTATAAAATCTTTAATAATTTTAATAAGTTTAAAATTTTCTATACCACATGTAACATCACCATTTTGTTTTCTATCACAAAAAGAAGATCTATAATTTAAGATTGAATTAAATAATTTGTGAGGTAAGAAACGCTAGATCTCCAGCTGAAAGGAGTTCACTCAGACTTTTATCTTTCATATCATTTAACTTGTCTTCATCAGTTAAATTTAGTGAATTAACTAAATCAGTATACTCACGTGTAGTAGATAAATTAATTTGATATTCATCAGTCATCTCTTTAACTCGTTTTTCTATAAATAAATTCATATCAAAACTGAAGTTATCTTTAAATTGACGGGAAGAAGACAACCATTGATCAACCAAAGTGTCATAATTTTTAGATTTAATAATCGAACTACATTTAACAAATTCCCTGACAATATTCCATTTATCGTTAAATTTTTCTCTTACCAAATTCTTTTTTATTTTTAATTCTTTAATTTGGTTTTCAAGTTCGTTTTCTTTTTTTGTAACCAAATTTGATTCTTCGGACATCTTACTAGCTAATAAGCTCATTTTGATAGTAAACTCTCTCTTTATTCGAACCTTGTCTAAAAACTCCTTATCTCTTTTACTATCTAAAATTTTTTTTAACTCATCAGCTACTTTTTTTTTTAAGGCAGATGATAAAGCATATTTAATCATGAATTTAATAATAGTATCATCACTAAAATCATCTTTCAAATTTAAAACATTATCAATAGCCGTAAATAACTCATGATTACTAAGAGAGGCTATAGTTAACTGATTCTTTAGGTTTTCCAATTCTTTTTGTTTTATTGAATAATTCTTCGAAATTTCTAAAATTCCATCACCAGTTAAATAAGATAGAAACCTTGAGGACAT